TGTACTGTTAGCTACTGATGCAACTAATGTAACTGAAGCATTACCAGAAGCCCAAGTAATAGCAGTTAATTGAAAAGAAACTAACCCACCAGCATTTGCTTGACCTGTATATGAAGATGTAATAGTAGTGGATATAGCACCGTTTGAAAGAGCTACTGCTGAAGTTGGTGTGTAACTTGAGCCATCTACAGAACCTTTAATTAAAATAGTACCCGAAAAAGTACCCGAAACTTGTATACCTACGCTAGTTTGACCATTAGTAGCTATAGTTACAGATTGTCCAGAGCCTGTAATAGTTCCTGTGGCAGTTGTATCGCTAGGTAATTTAACTTTAAGATTTCCAGAACTATCTAATTGTAAACTTTCCAATTGATTACTGCTAAGGCTTGGAGTTGAGCTTGAATATCGACCAAGAGCGACATTACCCGTAGCTGGAGAAGTTGTTGCTCCTTCTGCATATTGCGTTCCTCCACCGCCACCCGAACTAGAAACCTGTAGTTGATGAGTTATAGGGTCAGCTTCTAATACGACAGGTGTTATTCCATCTGCTGTTGATGCGGCAGTTAAGAATGGTACTCTGTTTGCATCTCTTGGTGTTGAATATGGTGAACCGCTTCTGCTCATAAATAAAAAAAACCCTCCTAATGGGGCTTAGTTAATTGCCTATGACGATATTATATCACTAATCTTCATATAATGACTTAGTTGAATTAAATCTTCTTTTCTCAATGTCAAGTTCTTGTTTCTCTAAACGCATAGCATCTCTTTTGGCTGAGATTGATGATTCTTTTTCTCTAAGTGATACAAGCTTGTCTTCTATATCTTTAACAATTACCTTATACTCGGTGCTTTTATCGCTAACAGTTTTTACTAATTTCTGGTGTTCTAGTTTAAGTTTGTTATTTTGTTCTTCAAGTCCGTTAATAGATTTCTGGTATTCTTCTTCAACAATGATTTTATCGTAGCTAATCTGTTGTATATCACGCTCAAGACTGTTTTTCTTCAATTTTAAGTCACTAAGTTCAAATTGTAACTCGGATACCTTGTCCTGCAAGTCCATAAGTCGTTCATTGCCTGTTTTTATGGCTTCATCTATTAATCTTTGCTGTTCATCAGCCCATTTTTTTTGTTGTATGATGTCTTCGTGCAATAAATGAGCTTGTTTCTTGAGTTCTTGTAGTTTTTGCTTATCATTTTCAGCATTAATAACATCTTTTTTAAGTTTTGCAATGTTTTTCTCGTGTCTTTGCTGTTCTAACTTGAAATTCTGGGTTTTTCTATCAAAATCACCGTCTAATTGCTTGTTTTTGAGTGTAAGTTCATCTAATTTATTTTCAAAAGCTTTGACCCTTGCTTCATACACCTTCAAAGTTATAGGTGCATCTTCAAGAATCTTGGCTTTAGCGTCTATAAACGCTTCTTTAGCGTCAAGTTCTTTATTTCTTCGTTCCAGATGTGCTTGGTCGAGATTCATTGAAGTTAGGGCTTTCTATTCCCAAAAATATTTTATCTATCATTTGTTCAGCTAGTAATCCATCGTTCCAGTTAAAGCTTCGTGCTTGAGTGCTTTCCATGTTTGGTTTTTCAGATACTCTTTTTTTAACTACAAGCTTCTTGTATAGTCCCTGAATCATTAAGTCAGCATTCTCACCAATTAATACTTCGCTTTCACCAGCACCTAAACTCCATAACTGTTCTTTACCTGGAATCTTACCATCAAAGTTAGGTGTAAACCTTTGGCGACCTTCTACTTGTCGCATAAGACCATCTGTACTAAATGAAATTTCTTCGGCATCACTTGGAAACCATTGCCATTCAAAATCTTCGTTATCTATGTTAATAACTCTGACCCATTGTGTTGGTGAGTATCTATCTCGGAGTCTTTCTTGGAAAAGCTTATTTTCCTTTATCGTTGATGCTGTTGGTTGGTTTGTTGGTTTGTCCACTCGTGGCATTTTGATTCTCCTTGTTAATTAGCTCACTGAGGGCATCATATCTGCCCTTGAGGTAATCCAACTGACTAGATACCCATTTATGATTAGACAAGTTGTTAAACTCGCTTTCAACCTGGTTCCGAGCAGTTAGTAGCTCATCTTTGTTCATACTCGGATTATATCACTTAATTCCTCTAATGCAAAAAACCCCTGTTTTGAGGGGTTCTAAACTTTTGTATTTGTTTTAACCAATGGAAATGTCAGCAGGGAACAATATACCTGCACCACTTGTGTAAGGAGTTTCTAATCCATATCCTACTATTTGTTTATCTGCATCTGTTTGTGGGTTAGCACCAGTCACATAACCTGGAGTACCACTGTTTTTAGTTAGCACGAGTGAAAATCCTTGTGGGATTTGACCAGTAGTAATTGTAGTACCATTCCAGTAGTTATTATCACTTGTTACAAGTCCACGACCATGAGTTTGTACCCAACCATATTGGTTAGCCCCTATAGCTACAGTTGTTACCCCCACTTGATGTTTGTTTGTTGTAGAACCAGCTTGGTTGGCTGCATAATCTGTTACAACGTTATAATAAAGACTGTAACCTAAATTGACTATTGAACCAGCTGGAACAGCTAATACAAGAGGTGATGCAAGATTTATTGTAGTAATACCATTGGAAGCCGCTGGTGTGTTACCACGAATTCTATAGCTAGTACCTTTACCAGTACCAGTAATTATATCTACTTCACCATCTTGTAAATCGTTAAGACCCAAAGCTGTACCATTGAGTTGTACTTTTAATTCGTACACTCCCTGTCCAACTGTAGTCGCAGAAGCAGCCGCTACTGTTAATCCTACGAGATTGCTTGTGTATGGAGTACACACAACTAGGCCAGCAGCTACTGGACTTGCACCAACTTTAACATATCGAAACACACGACCATCACCTGTTTGACCAGTTGAACCAAGAAAATCTTGTTTGTCGTTTGTGACTACTCTCAAGTCAACACTAGTGAGTTCCCTACCAGCCTGTTGCATATATTCTCCTTAGTTTTTACTAGCTAGCTGTTGTTACTGCTACCCAAGTGGTTGAACCAGTTGAGTTAACGTATAAACGTGTGCTAGTTGAGCTACCATCAGTTCTTAAGTACAAAGAACCTTGTGTTGCTGAAATTGTTGGAGCACCAGAACCTGCGTATATACCAGGAGCTGTTGCAGCACCACCTAGAACAACTCCAGTTGTGGCACCACCAGCTGTTACACTGGTAGCACCTGCGTTAGCGAGTAAAGAGCCAGCTACGCTAAGACTTGGAGTTGAACCGTTGATTCCAACATTTACGTTTTTGTTAGTGTTTAAGCCGTCCATTCGGACAACTTGAACGTACTTCTCTAATAGGCGATTTCTATTTGTTATTGCCATAAGTACCCCTCCTTAAAAGGATATTAGTTAATGTTTAGGAATACTGGTCCACTTGTTGATACTGAGATAGCAACGTGTGAGTATCCAATTACTGGGCTAGTTGAAGCTGTTGCAGTTCTTACAGAACCAGCTACAGATACACTTTGTCCAATTGCAGTTCCAACAGCGATTGTACCAGCTGCGTCGTTCTTGACGTCTACTGGTCCAGCAGTTTGTACCCAACCGTAGTTAGTTACAGAAGCTGTGTTAGGAACAGGCATTACTGTTACACCTACAGGGATATCAGCTGTTGCTGATGTGTTTACTGAGCTGTAAATGCTTGGGTTTAGGTTAACTGTGTCAGTACCAGGTACTAATGCAGTTGTGTGTCGCATAGCTTCAGCTAGGTAAACTGTGAAAGTTGCACTACCAGCTGCTGCTGTGTTTCCTTTAACTCTATATAAGTATGAGCTAGTAACACCAGCTGCACCTACTAATACTTCGAGGTAACCTTCAGCAAATTGGTCTTGAGTAATTGCAGTTGAACCGTTAGTAATAACGATTTGTGTTGCACCAGTTGCTAGGTTAGCAGCAACCTGACCACCTGTACCAGTTGCTGTGATTGTTAGACCTTGATAACCAGCTGTTACTGCTGCAGCAACAACTAATTGGCCTGAGTTGATTGTTGATGTACCACCGAAAGATACGTATCGATATTTTCGACCGTCTTCGGTCATTCCTGTTGCACCATACTGTACCTGCTTTGAAGTAGATAGAGTATTGATGTCTTGTTCTGTTAATGTTCTAATTCCTACATCCATGATAAATAATCCTTTCTATCAAACCTAGTTTGAAGTAATACCAGTTAGTTTACCGTTTCTTCGAGGTTGTCTGTGGATTAAGTTACCCATAAGGATAAGTAGACCTACTTCACCATACTGGTTGACAGGAGAAATCAATTCTCGGAATTGCCAAGCACTTGGGAATGGTACATCTTTGTAGTAACCTTCTGTAACATCTACAGTAGAACTAATTTGCTTAAGACCTGAGTCAATAAGACGCTTGAATTCCATGTAGTTTTCGTTCAACCAGAAGAATGTCTGTGATGTACAGTTGTCATCAGCTACTAAAGGACGAGCCCTGTAACTAATAGCGTTAAATCCAGCGAAACCTGAAGTTTGCTCACCTGAAGGTCGAGTCTGACCATTTGGTGTACCACCATCTACTCTGTCGTATCCACGAAGTTGTAGTGTGTCGTATCGAGCAGAAACCATAGGCTGAATCAAACCTTCGATGTAAGTCCAGATAGTCTTAGTTGTAAGACCAATTGTTGGGCTTTCTGAAGTTGAACCAGCAGCTGATACGTTATCGAATTCGCTTGATAGGTAATCAAGAGTAATGATACCGCTTGTTACAGCTGTTACGTCTGCGTTTACAAATGTGTTGCTTGAACGAGTCAAACCAGCGTATGAGCTTGAGTTTGTACCGTTGTCAACGATTAATCCAAGACCGTCAAAGTCTTTTCCTGAACCAACACCGTAAGCAATCTGACCAACACTTTGGTTAGCTGAGATTTTAGCTTCGTCAAGACGAGTCTTAAGAAGCATCAAAACTTGCTTTTCGTTGTTAGCGTTTACAGCTCTTTCAATACCAGGTACTACTACTGACTGCTCGTAAGCTGCCAAGTACCAAGTCATAAGACGTGTATTGTTAGTTGCTGAAGTTGGGAATGTGTCCATTCCTGAGAAAGAACCACCAGTTGTACTGTTGGCTGTTTCAATTGGCTGTGATTCGTATACACCCTTCCAGTTTCCTGGTTTGCTAAGTACACGAGCCAATAAGACGTTCGAGTTGTTGATTTGGTCAACAATCGTTGGAAGTATGTCTTGATAGGTGATGTCTGCCACTCTATCGGTAAATACCATTCCTGCCATATTATCTCCTTATTTAGTTTGTTACATCACCAATAAAAAAAAGCCCTGTGATGGGCTTTAATTTCACTGCCTGATAAGGTTATAATACTAAACTTTCTTAGGCTTTGCAACAGTTTTTGTAGCTGTTAGTTTTTCAACATCTGCTTCTAATTGAGCAATCCTGTTTTGTAGTTTTTCTACAATAGGTAGTTCTTCACTTCTAAACTTATCTAAGATAGATGATAGTTCCAACACTGCTTCCTGATAGTTTTCTTTGTGAATGTGTAGTCTTATTTCCTTTGATACATGTTCAGCTTGTTCATGTGTCCAGATACCTGCTGACTCTAACGCTGCTATAAACCAATTTTGCATATTACTCCTCTATATGTCTAAGTTTTCTAAATATATGTCTAAATCTCTACTGCTCATACCACGAGTTACTTTAGCTCGTTCTGGTTGGCTTCTACTCTTAACGTTTGATGTTCTACGAGCTATTCCCTTCCTTTCATTGTCTTCAGCTTGTTGCTTAGGACTTACCTTAGGATTCTGTCTTCTATACATTGCATAGGCTTCTTGGAATCCAATGTGTCTGTAAGGTCGGCCAGCGTTGTACTCTTCCATGTAACGATTATTCATGTCTTCTTTGAAGTCAAGAATCTCTTGGATTAATACTGTTGCTGGGTCTTTCTCAAAGTTAGGGTCGTTAGGTGCTGCCTTAAACTTAGGTAGCTCACCTTCCTTTTGTAGTTCGTTAATGTCTGCTCGGTCTGCATTGTCTTCCAGTTCTCTGAACTGTTGTGCAGCTTTGGTTGTTTCCTGTGTACGAAAATCGTTCTGTAATTCCAAAGCTCGGTTTTCTAATAATGAGAAGTTCTTGTTAGCAATACTCATCTCACGTTGGTCTACATAGTGGAAACCTTGTGGTAGTTGCTCTGGGCTTAATACTTCATATTCTTGTACTTCACCATCTACACCAATACTACCTCTTACCTTAATAGGTCGAATGTTGTCTAGTATGTATTGTTGTTCTGGGTTAAGGTCTGAACGATTAACTGTCTGGGTTTCGGTAGGTGTTTCAGCAACGACTTCTTCTTCATCATCAGAATCGTCATCTATCGTATAGCCATTTTCCTCATCATTGCTTTCTTCACTATCATCGCTTGCTTCTTCAGATTCAACGACTTCCTGTTCTTCTTCAGTTTCATCAACTGCTTCATTCTCTTCTGTTGTTTTCTCTGTTGCATCGTCTTCATTTTCGACTAACTCCTTAGTTATAGGATTTAAATTATCATCTAAAGCGTTAAGCTTCCTCTCCAGCTCTGGGCTGGCTGTGAAACCTGGTATGTTTGCATCTGCCATAGAATGCTCCTTAAATTACTTAATTGTATTGTATCACGAATTAGAGATTAGGCAATTGTGTAGGGCTGGCTGGGTTGATTGGTTGAGGTGCTGCTGCGTTATTTAAATTAGGTCGTGCTCCACCTAATGCTGATAAGTCTAAACCTGGAGGAGGAAGTGGTGGTCCTGCTTGACCTGTTGGTCCCATTGGTGGCATACCAGTTGTTGGCGGCATACCTTGTGGTGGCATACCTGGTGCTGGTGGCATTCCTGGCATAGCTCCCATTTGTTCTGGTTGTGGTGGTTGTAATGGTACGTTTGGTTCAAGCATTTGTATACCTTGCTGTGCCATTTGGTCTAATGCTGTCCGCTTTTCTAATGAGTCAATAGCTTTGTTTACAAACTTCAAGAATGCGTTCTGATATTTCTTTTCAGCTTTCAAGAAGCCATCGCTCAACATCAGCTTGCGTAGTGTAAGTATGTATTCTTTGTTGCAGTCTTTAGGTTCTTCTGGTTCTACATCGTTCATGATGAGTGTGTAAGCCATGTATGCTTTGGTTTCATCAACACCGTCCATAGCATCACGAGCCAATGACATTGGGTCAGTTTTAAACTTAGCCCAGTTATCGTAAAGCTTCTGTGGGCTTTGCAAGTGAAGCATCTTGTAAATGTCAAGTGGAGATAGTAGTGCGTCTTTGGATAAGTTCATAGCAATTACTTCTTCTCTTTGTTTGTCGAGTGGTGGAGTTGAGCCTGCTTTAACTGACACTGCAATACCATCTTCAAATAAGTATCGGTTAGCTGTTAGGTAATCAAACTGTCCGTCACCGCCATTGTATACAAAGTAGTGGTCTTCGTTGTACCAAACACACATCATTTGTGTGAGGAAGCTGTAATAGTCAGATGAGAATCTATCAATTGAACGAACATATAAGTCTTGTCGACCAGATGCTTGGTTCTTCTTTAATAATGTTTCACCAAGTGTGTTCTTTTCGTTCTCGGCACTGTCTACACCAGAGAAGTCTACTGGTGCTCCCATTAAGTTAGCCACTTGAGTTCGCAAATCAATCTTATCCTGATATAGAAAGTTAGGCACAACTGGTGGTGGTACTTGGAATACCATGTCCTGTGTTGCTTTACCTGCAGTTTTAATTAGTAGTCTTTGGTTAGGGTCACCTGTAAGGTTCTGTAGGTCATCTTTGCTAAGTCCTGAATCACTGGATACTACTAAGATACCATTGGCTTTGTCTGCAACTTCCATAAGCTGACGACCACGCTTGTTGAGTACGCTCTGTAGTGGCTGTGCTTGCTCTACTGCTGATGTCTGGTCAATCCAGTGTGTACCATCGTTATCAAAGTTCAATGCAATGTATGGCTTCATTGGTGCATCAAAGAAGTTTCTATCTCGGTCGCTGTAAATGAAATGTGGGTTTTTGCTCTTCTCTAATATTACATCAGAGAACCAGTAAACTAATGCTTCGTGTGGTTCATACTTCTTGTCGTAGTAGGTTAAGTATGTTTCGTGGATAGCAATCATTTCTTCAAGCTGTTTGTATGTGCCACGCTTAATGCCAGATGCTTTGTAGATTTCTTCTTTTTTCTCTGGCCACCTGTGGCATACTTCGTTGATGCTCATCTTAAGTGTCATGTCGATAAATGCAGGGTTCTCACCTTGTGCGGCGTTCTTGTCTACAACAACATGCTCTGGGTTTACTGCGTGTGCAAGTATCTCACCATTCTTGCCATAGTCAGGGTCAAACTCAAACTTAATTAAACCAATTCTCTTGTTGAGTGCATTCCTAACTACGCTTTCCATAATACGACCAAGCTTAATCTTTTGGCTGTGTGCCATATGTATCTTTTCTAAGTCTAATGCAAACTGCTTTGATGTAGGTGAATCATTGGCTGGGCTAACTTCTGATTGTGGTTCACGAGCTGTAAGGTATGCCATGATAGCTTGCTCTGCAATGTAGACTTGGTTTTCAATGTAAGGCATTTGAAAACGATAAAGTGAACGAACATCTGTCTGTTTACCCAAGTACACTCGTTCATTATCTCCACGAACCTTAGCTAAGTTAAATCCGTCTGGTGTGTCCCAATAATCCTTGGAGTCTTGGACTCTTTGTTCCAAGTTCTTAATGAGTTGTAGGTCATCAATTTGAATAGAAAGAGATGGCAGTGTATCAATGACTTCTTTCTGCCCTTGATAGTTATCTACCCTAATATCATTTAGTGGTTTTGCTACTTGTTCTCTATCCCAAACTGTACTCATTGTTGTCCTTTAAATAAAAATAGCTCTACCATGAGAGCTGTATTAGTTGCCTATGGTCTTTATTATACATCATATTTGAAAATGTGCTATTGAAATTGATTTCACCCCAAGAAAGTTTCATTTATTGAAACAATACCTGGTATGTTGTTACGCAATTCTTACATATAAATTCTATGTAATGTGAGCTTGGTCCGTATGCTTTATCGTCACTGACTCCACCATTGCTAATTACAAAACGATTGCCTGAGCATCTAAACATTGGCTTCCGACATTTAAAACAATAGATAATATTTACCTCACGCTGTGGCAATGTATTGTGATATATGTACATGCTAATTATCATATAGTTTCTCCATAACTGCTTGTATTACATTTGTTGTTACTGCGTTACCACACATCTTATATCGTTGTGTGTCGCTAATAGGCTCATCACCTACGCCATATTTAGTAAAGTCATCAGGAAAACCTTGTAAGCGTTCGCATTCTTTAGGTGTTAGTCTGCGTATGCGAGCATTATTAAATATTGCTGGTCTTCCGTCCCCGTCTGGTTGTCCTCTAAATGATGATGTTAATGTGCTAGAAATGTCTTGTAAATCTACTTTAGTTCTATGTTTTCTAGAAACAATTATTTTAGGGTGTGTGTTGCCACCTTGCATTGTAGGTAAAGTAGGAGCTATTCCTGACTTGTTGTAAACTCTATCCCTTTGGCTTCCACTGACATCATATTTAATAGTTTCTCCTGAATTGTTGATGATAGGAAATATTTTTCGTTCACATTTGTTTCCAAGATGTCCGACAATGATGACCCTTTCCCTGTTTTGGGGAACTCCGAAGTCTTTGCTGTTAAGTACCTGCCATTCAACTCCATACCCCAAGTCGGCAAGAACCCCAATGATTGTCTGGAAAGTTCTTCCTTTTTCGTGAGTAAGTAAACCTTTGACATTTTCAAGTACCAAATGTTTGGGTTTTTTTTCTGCGAGAATCCTAGCGATATCAAAGAAGAGTGTGCCTCTGGTGTCGTCAAATCCTTTTCTTTTTCCAGCAATACTGAAAGCTTGGCAAGGAAATCCTCCGACAAGAAGGTCAAAATCTGGGAGTTCGCTTGGGTTGATAGTTGTGGCGTTTCCATAGTTTGTGTGTCCATTGAAGTTCCTTTCGTAGACTTTAATTGCGTATTTATCAATTTCGGAGTAACCAACACATAACCCAGAGCGTAACCGTGAGTGCAAGCTGCTATCGTTGGAAATATTCCTTTGTCGCTGTATATCATTCCTGCTTGGCTTCCTATGTTGCTCGCTTGTCCTACTCTTAATAGCTCGTTGTATTCCAAATTCAAATCCTCCTATTCCACTAAACATACTAAAGTATTTCATAAATACCAATTCTCCTCTTGGTTTCTTTTAATTACATCAGCAACGTTAATGTGGAACATTTCTGCCTCACCATTTTCATTGACATAGAATGATTCCTTTTGTGCATTTGGAGGTACTGAGTTTACTACTCCTATTTCTCCTGTACTGTTTCTAGCATAGCCTTCAAGAGCATAGCGTAATGCGTCCATAAGGTGGTTGTTTATATCTTCTGGAATGTTTAAATACTTGTCTGGTACTAGCTTGTCAGCTTTCCACATATAGTTACGATACTCTTTAATTAAGTTAAGACTACGCTTGGTCATGCTAACTCTTTGGTTTTGGACATACTGAATACCCTGCAATATACTGCCCTGTCCTTTTTGTGCTGGTAATACATTCACACCATACAATCTAAGTTCGTCAATACTTTTAGGCTCTGCACTATCTGCAATGATTAATGTTTCAGGATTAGATGCGTTGTTAAGAAAGTCTGCTATTTGTTTGTTGCTAAGTCCTTTGCGATACAATCTTTCATCAAGTATAAATCCACCATTGTAGTAGTAGACATCTATTATTGCTGTTGGGTCATTGGAATAACCAAAGTCCATACCTCTTCGTTCTAGTCTGGCTTCGTGTGCTATTTCATCAATGATAACCCAATCACGATATACTTTGCCTTCTAGTTCACCTAGCTTACCTTCACCATAGACTCTCCACCATTGTTTGTTGTGTCTGTGTGATTCAATATCGTCTATAAGCTCTTGACTCAAACCTTCGTTGTCTTTGTATGTAAGTGTTATGAAATCATGTGGATAATTTGGAACTATTTCTGTATACCACCAGAACTCATTGGTAGGGTTCCAGTCTAACCATATAATTTCTCTAGTACGAACTCTGAGCTGGTCAAAGCTTTCATAATCTATGTTGTTTGCTTCATTTACATACAATACATCACGTCTAGGACCACGCACTTTACCAGGTTGGTCTGCACTGAAAAACTCTATCTTAGAACCACTGGGAAAAGTGTAAGTAAATTCTGTCTTTGTCCACTCACTATCCACATAGTAACCTCTATCTGCCATGATGTTTATGAAATCCCTGATAGCACCTCTACGAAGGTGTGGAAATGATTCAGACACAACTGATATCAATTTAGGTGTGCATTCTATAAATTTAACATCATCGTCCCAGTTATCTGGTTTGACTCCACAGCAGGAAGCGTAGTCTATAAGTATTTGGAGAATAGAAATAGTCTTACCAGCAGATGTACCACCAGCTACTCCTCTAATCCTCTGTTTCAGCTTCAATAACTTTTCGGTCGCTGTTGTATCCTTGAACACTTCTACCCCCTAATAGTGGCTTATATTTAATAGTGATGTTATTGGTTGTACTTTCTTTGGTATGTCCTTTAAGTTTCAATGCTGTTTCTAGGTATTTGTGTCTAATAGCAAAATCAGGTTGTACATCTACAAAGCTTTCGGTGCTTTCTTTACCCATTACAACTGCTTTGGTAGCTGTTAATCCTTCATTCAATACTGTGGATAACTTATCATCAGTAATTCCATACTTTTCCATAATTTCTAAGAAAGACTGACTTTTAGTTAAATACTGTGGGTTCTTAGCACTAGCTTCTGTATATCCTGCTTTCTTCATAGCTTTAGAAACGCTATCTCCATTAGCTATAAACTGTGCAGCTTTCTTTTGCTTCAGAGTTGCCATCTTATTTAAAATTATAACACGCTAATCAACCCATGAATGTATATAGTATTCCGTATCCTACATAAAGCATGAATACACCTACTATAATTTTTATGTAGTCTATTGGTTTTAAGTATTTCATTTTGTTTTCCTTTTTGTTTTTAGTTTACTTATACATAATATATAAGCATTAGTGTAATGTCAATAGTCTGGAGCCCTCGACAGGACTTGAACCTGCGACCCATTGTTTACAAAACAATTGCTCTACCAACTGAGCTACAAGGGCATGATGGCTGTTCGGTATTTAACGCTTGCGACACTTAGCTCACCTGCAAGCTTTGGTAAGCACCTATCGTATTATAGGTCAAAGTTTAATGATTCTCTATCCCAGAAGACATCTGGTTCTACTACTTCTTGTATTGGACAGTGTTCGTTTTCTTCTTGAATGATTTGGTCTATTTCGTGCATAGCTGTTCTTGCTAGTTTACGATTTCTTTTTTCATCATTGTATCGCTGTGCTTCTAAGTTTGCTCTGTTTATGGCAGATTCACCACCACCATGTTCACTGCGTCTACTCATTTGCTTATTTCCTCAATTCCTTTATCAATGTAACCTTTCTTAAAGCTTTCTGTTTGTACTTCTTCTATAAGTTGTTTAATAGCTTGTTTAGATTTAGTTTGATATTGCAGTAATTTTTCAGCGGGCATAACAATTTGTCTGCCTTTTGGATTACTCATAAACTCTACACTTGCTTGTCCTAATAATTGACCAAGTATCTCATCTAGCTTTTCATCTAAGTTCATAGTGTTGCTAATCCTTCTTTTATTGTTGCTACTTGCATCTCTAATGCCTCACAAGCTATCATGCCAACTTCTCTGGCAACCTTAGATGCTCTGGCATTAAAGTTTACTGCTTCATGTATAGACTTTTGTAATGCGTAAATAC